AAACAGCCGAATTGTTACGGCCCGGGTTTACATCACCCCCGCAGACTGGCTCAAATGGTCATTTCGCGACCTGTATTTCTTCCAAGGGCAATACTTCAGGCTGAACAAAATCCAGGACTACCAAGTAGGCGAATCTGAGTTAATCGAATGTGAGTTTCTGAAAATCAAAACGGCAAACGTCTTCACCCCACAGACCGGGGCAGCCGGGGGCGGGTACGACATTAAGGACACTAACAACGATGCTTTCCCCAACATAAGGACGCGGCCCATCGGCAAGAAGAAACGCTTTGCATGGAACACTTTAGGAGGCAGCAACGAAGGCGGGAAAGGGCCTGTGTTCGATTGGACGCAGGGCATTGTGAACCTGACCGCGAAGGACATAGGCACACCCACCACAGGCGATACCTACCGTCCGGCTATTGAATGGACGGGCGCAGATTGGAACATAGTGTTAATTCAGGAAGTTTAAAATGGCAAAAAAGATAGTACAACCAGTTGAGGTGCAGGCCACCGTGAGCGGTGACCAGTCCGTAAAATCGTTTAAGGCGCAGATTCGCGAAGCGCAGCAGGAGGCGTTGAGGCTGGCGGCGGCTTTCGGCGAAACGGACGAGCGCACCCTTGCGGCGGCGAAGCGTGTTGCACATTTGCGCGACCAAATGGAGGATATGAACGCGACAATCGCGGGATTATCACCTAATAAATTTCAAACAATAGCGCGAATTACTGGCACACTCGCAAACGGATTCGCAGCGGCGCAAGGTGCAGCGGCTTTGCTCGGAAGCGAAAGCGAAGACCTGCAAAAAACAATGGCAAAAGTTCAAGGTGCAATGGCTCTTGCGCAGGGCTTGTCTGGCCTTGATGATTTGCAATTCATGTTGGCTGGTGTCAAAAAGACTATTCTTACGGAAGTAATACCCGCTTTCAAAACTTTAGGCGGTGCGCTAATGGCAACAGGCATCGGGGCTTTAATTGTCGCTATTGGTAGCGCACTTGTTTATTTCACAGGGCAATCAAGCAAGGCACGTGAAGAAGGAAAAAAACTTCGTGATGAATTGAAAAAGCAAGAGGATGCTTACAAGGCACTTCGCGAAGAATTGACGGCGCAAGTTTCAAGCGGAACGATCGCAGATGAAATACAACTTTTAAAACAAAGGTTAAGCGGGAAAATTAAAACAGAAGAAGAATTTGAAATTAAGCGGCTGGAGATGCTTGCTGAAATTTATCGCGATCAAGCAGCATTGGAAGCAGCAGGAAGCGATGAAAGAATTGCGTATGTTTTGGCTGCGTCTGATGCAGATTTGAAAATAGAAAAACTTAAACTTGAACAGCAACTTGAAGCACAGGAAAAGGCTGATGAAAAGGCAGAAGAAAATCGAAAGAAACGCATCGAGCGGGAACAGGAGGAAGTAAGAAACAGCCTAATCCGTACAATTACTATGCTTGAACTTGAAGATGATTCTTTGGCTAAGCGCGAAGAATTGACGCGGCTAAGGTTTGAGCAACGCAAGGAGGAATTGACTAAACAAGGATTTACTGAAGTTCAGATGGCTACAATGTTAGCGGATGAACTAAAGAAAGTTCGCGACACATATTACAAGGAACAGGAGGACGCATTAAAGAAACAGCAAGACACGCTGAAGGCACAACGCGAAAAGGCGGCACAGGATGAACTTTCCTTCATCCAGTCTAAATACGATGAAGAAGAACTTGCCGCGATGAAGGCGGCCAAAACGCAAGAAGATTTGCAGAAGGCGCAAACGGAAATCCGAAAGCGCGAACTGCAAAACGAAATCCAAGCGCGGCGCGATTACGGGCAAGCCACCATAGAACAGGAAAAGGAACTTGAAGCTATTCGCCTTGCTAACCTGAAAGATGCGGCTGAAAAAGAAAAGACGATTGAAGAGGCGAAGAAAAGCGTTAAAGAAAAAATCTATGCCGACCTAATGACGGCGAGCAGCGCGGCAATAGACATCATAGGGCAGGAAACGGTTGCAGGAAAAGCGATTGCCCTTGCTCAAATTGCAGCGGATACGGGTATGGCTATTGCAAAAGCGTTGAATGTGAGCCAATCACCAAGCCCCGACAACGTAGCCTCTGGCGGTCTGGCTGGCCTTGCAAAATACGCTGCACTTTCGGCGGCTATCCTTTCTGGTTCATCCCGTGCCATTAAAATAGTGAAGTCTGGGAACATTCAGCAAGGTGCCGGCGGCGGAGGCATGAGCGCAAGCCGTGGCAGCCTTCCAATGCCTTCCATGAACAGCAGTAGCCTTGGAGGCGGAACGCAGCAGGCCGGGCAATGGAGCAATAAGGTATATGTAACTGAAGGCGACATCAGCGCAACGCAGCGGCGCACTCGCAACCTTCGCAAAACGTCTGTGCTATGAACGGGAAACTAACGGCACTTCAGCGGCAGTATCTTTCGCGCCTCGGCAAAGCGGAGGTAGAACAGCCTACCCTTACAGGGGATTTGCTTTCTGACTTGGTGGATGGGTGGGCTAAATATACCACGGAGCGTCTAAAGAACAGCCTGATTACTTCTATCATGCCCGGCAACCCAACTTCAGGACGTGCGAGCATGAGCCTTTACCAGTCAATAGACGCAGCGAAGACCCGCAGGAGGGGCAATGAGGTAATCGGAGCAATCAATGCTAATGACTATTACCTTCAAGTTGATCAAGGACAAAAACCCGGGCAACCTGACGGGCCCCTGTTCCGTGCGCTCGGTGGGGACATGGGCTGGGTTCGGCAAAAGGGGATTATCCTTGGCAATGAGTGGGGTAAGACGGATGTACAGCGGCGGAACAATTTCGCTTACGCCGTGGCGCGGAAAATCAATAAAAAGGGAACAATCGGCAACAAGTTCTTCAGCAAAATCATTAACGACGCAACCTTCGATGAGTTCGCAGAATACCTCGGACGCGCGATGGGGCAGAAGATAGCCCTTTCAATATCCGTGATGGCAAAGCAAGACAAATGACATTTTTCACCATTAGATAAAATGAACGACCCGATTTATTACCTTGAAATTGAAGACGGCGATGGCCTGACGCAAGTCAGCCTTGTGCAGTCACCTGCTATTGAGGAAGATTTCCATTTCTTCAGCGCGGATAAATTCGTCACCCCGACAGCCAACGAAACCGAAGAGGACTTTATCGGGCGGTGTGTTCCTATCCTCATCGGCGAAGGCAAAGACCAGGAACAGGCGGTTGCAATTTGCTATTCCTACTGGGAGGACAAAACGCAAATGGCCAGCTTCAGCGATTATCCCGAGGCAGCAAAGGCCAACGCAGAACGCGGCATCCGACTAAACGAAGAACTCAATAACAAGTGCGCTACTCAGGTCGGCAAGGTTCGGGCCCAGCAGATTGCATCGGGCGAACCGCTGTCGGAACAGACCATCCGTCGCACCTACTCTTACCTTTCCCGCGCTGCTGAGTATTACAACCCAGACGACCCCGAGGCCTGCGGCACTATTTCCTACCTTCTTTGGGGCGGTGAAGAAATGTTGCGTTGGGCAGAGGCGAAGATTAACACCATCGAACGGGAAAAACTTTCCTTCGCGATCCAATCCGAGGAACGCCGCATCATCACAGGGCCTGCAATGATTGCGGAAAAGCCCATCCTTCGCAGGGCTGAAGATGGCACGACCTACTATGTGAAGTTCAGCGCGGCAACCATTCAAAAGGCAGTCAAGCTGTGGGCATTGCAAAACAAGTATAACGCGGTGAACGCAGAACACGCTAACCCCGTGGGAGGGATGCACCTTCTGGAATCATTTATCGTGGACAAGGAACGCGGGATAAACCCTCCGCAGATGTGGGCAGATGCGCCTGAGGGCAGTTGGTTCCTGTCCTACTACGTTGAAGATGATGCGGTATGGCAGAACATTAAAGAGGGTAAGTTCAAAGGCTTTTCCATCGAGGGCTATTTCACGGACAAACCCGCAAGCAGCGAAGAACAGACAATGGCGGCTATTGAAGCTATCCTCACAAAGTACGACAATTCAGAAAATAATCCATTAGATGAAATGAGCGCATTAAACAAAATTAACGAAATCAAGAAGCTGCTCGGCTTTTCGGTAGAAGAGGAAACTCCTGCCGTGAAATTCGCTGAAAGCACTCTTGTAGACGGGACGGTAATCCGTTTCCCGGGCGAAGAAATCGCCATGCTTGGCGTAGGTTCAGTATTGGAAGTACAAACCCCGGACGGCGAGTTTGTTCCCGCACCCGATGGAACACATGAAACCGCTGAAGGCTACCTCGTTACAACCGAGGGCGGCGTGGTAACTCAAATCGTTGAAAAGGCAGAAGTTGAGGAAGTGGTAGAAGTTGAAAGCAGCACAGAGATGGCCAGCGTAAAAGCTGAGTTTGAGGCTAAGTTCAACGAACAGGCAGCCATCATTCAGAAGCTGACCGGACTGGTAGAAAACCTGACCAACGCACAGGCAAAGACCCTGGAAGTAATTGAGCAATTCAGCGCGATTCCCGCTGCTGAACCTGTTAAGAAAGTAAATGGCCTCAAGGGCGAAGCTGCACGCCGTGAGGAGCGTATCGAAAAGTTTGCAGAAGCAATCCGAAAAATTAAAACCCAAAAATAAAAATGGCATTCGTAGTAACTGACCTCGACAACTACGGCAAGGAAGACCGCCTTCCCCTGCTGTACAAAGCCCTCTTTGGAGGCAAAACCGCTGGTATGCTTCAGGCAGCCGGTCAAGTAATCCCCGGAATTAAAACCTCCGACAACCTCAACATCCTCGACAGCGAAGTATTCTTCCAGGCTAACGGTTGCGAACCAACCACCAGCGGAAGCACTACTTTCAGCAAGCGCACTCTGAGCGTGGGGGATATTCAGGTTTATGAAACCTTGTGTCCGAAGACCCTGAAGACCAAGTGGATGCAAACCCAAATGGCTGCTGGCTCACGCGGCGACAATGAACTGCCCTTTGCAGAACAAATCGGAAACGAGAAAATCGCGAAGATTGCTGATGCGTTGGAAAGCGACATCTGGACCGGAACAATCGCTGCCAACCAGTTCGACGGCTACAACACCATCCTGACCGCTCTCGGATTCGGCGGTGCTGGTGACCCCATCGAAGGTAACCCCACCACAGGCGGCGGCTGGACCAAACTCACTTCTTTGACCGTTGCTAACATTGATGATGCCATCCTGAAGATGATTAACCAAGCGCAGGCCAGCACAGATGGAAAGGCTATCCTGAGCAAAGAAGACCGCTTCTTCGCAATGGGTGTTGATACCTTCCTGCTGTACAAACAGCACCTGATCGCTGCCAACAACTACCACTACAACCCGGAAACTGGTGAGCAGTTCATGTGCATCGAGCCTATCACCGGAACAAAGGTGTACGGTCTGCCAGGCTTGAACGGTACTGATAAGATTCACTTCAGCTACTGGAGCAACTACTTCATTGGTACTGACCTGGTTGGCGAAGAGGAGCAGTTCGAGTTCATCAACGACCCGGTGAAAAAGAACGTGGTGTTTAACGCTGAGTTCAAATACGGTGTTCAGGTTGCTTTCCCCACTCAAATCGTTTACTTCAGCCTGTAACAGACAGGTAAACATTAACCGAAGGGGCGGGTGAAATTGCCCGCCCTTTCTTTTTAAACCCAAGAAAAAGACATGAGTTGCATTTTAACAACCGGATTCTCCCACGACTGCAAAGACAGCGTCGGTGGCGTAGACAAAATATGGCTCCTCGAATACGAGGGCGTATCCTCTTACACTTCAGCCTCTGGCGAAGTGTCCGCAATGACCCTGAACGGCGGCAAGGCGTTCTTCAAATACGAACTGCCCAAAGACACCGCTTCTTTCACCAACACCATCACCCCCAGCGTGGAAAATGGCACGGTGTTCAATTCTGCTGAACTGAACATCAAACTGCGCAAGCTGTCCACCGCTAAACGTAATGAGGTAAAGTTGCTGAGCGTTGCCCGTCTGGTGGCCATCGTAAAAACCAATGCAGGCGACTACTGGGCTATGGGATTGGCTCGTGGCATGGACATGACCGCGGGTTCATTCATGACAGGTGTTGCACTTGGTGACATGACCGGGTATGACCTAACCTTTACCCATGCTGAAAAAGAACCTCCGCAAATTGTTCAGAGCGGTGTATTGACTTCGCTCGGAATATCGTAACTTTGAATCGTTTTGTGTTATGGTGTGAAAGGCCGTCCTTCGGGGCGGCTTTTTGCTTTATATTTGTACCACCATGCACGCAAACGTAATTCAATTCTCAGGCGGTCGAACATCGGCCTACATGACGCACAGGCTAATTACAGAACAGCCGGGCGAATACCTTGTTTTGTTTCAGAACACCGGGAAAGAAATGCCTCAGACGTTGGATTTTATCAATGAATGCGATGTACGATGGGGCCTGAACATTGTGTGGTTAGAGTACCGCTACGGAAATAATTTTGAAATTGTGGATTACCACACCGCAAGCCGAAACGGGCGGCCATTTTCAGAACTTATCGCGCACAATAAGCATTTTTTGCCCAATCAAATGATGAGGTATTGCACCAATCAAATGAAAATTCAAACAGCGCGGCGGTATTTGCAGAGCATTGGCGTTCAAGAGTGGGATTCATTCATCGGAATACGGCACGATGAACCACGCCGATGGGGCAAATTGGCGAACCACCCTGAATACATGACACCGATTTACCCTTTGGTGCATTGGCGAGTGTCTAAAAAGGATGTGTTGGAATTTTGGGCGAAGCAGGATTTTAACCTCAACTTGAAAGAACCTTACGGAAACTGCGATTTATGCTTTCTAAAAGGCAAGGGAAAGCTGGCCACCATTGCCCGTGAGCGTCCAGACCTCTTCGCATGGTGGGAACAATTCGAGCAAGGCGGCGCGACATTTAAGAAAGAAATCACCTATCGGCAAATACGCGAAGTTGCGGAAATCAGCCCTCAGCTATTCGATAACGACCCATCGTTTGAATGTTTCTGCAATACTGACTAAAAGTATTCCTCGCGACACTTCGCCCGAAAGTCATTAATCACCCTTGAAACTTCGTTCAGCGCGATGCCCGTCAGGCGGTGGATCTTCCTCATGCTCATTCCCGATAAATACAACTCCATCATCTTCGATTCGTACCACGGCTCACGGCTTTGCACCGCTGCTATGGCGTCCAATTTCTCCTGCACATCAGCTTCTTTCCGTTCCCGCCATTCGTCTTCTTCCTCGGCAACATCCCAACCTTCAATACTATCTGTTCCTATGTTCAGGCTGCCTAAAGTTCCGTTCGGCTTGCAAAGGTTTGCAGCGCATCGAATGTAAAAGAACTCAAAATACCCTGCCTCGTGCGCCCTGGCTGCCTTTTCGCTCAACTCCGTGGCAATAAGTAGGAACAATTCCTGCTGAAGGTCTTTCCAATGCGCGGGGCTATACTTTTTGCAGACCATCGCGGGCCATGTTTCGGAGGCAAGGATTTCAATAGGTGTTTTCATGTCAGTAGAAATAGCCCCTTTTTGTTTACGCGGCTGCAATGCAAGGCAAGTGCCAGCCCGTTCACGCAGTCATCGTGCAGACCTTCAGGCGCATTGTAGCTTATGCCTGTCCTTGTGTGCGTCCATTCAAAGTTCATCAACTCATCTACTATCGGGCCGTCCGGGAAAATGATTTCCCGCCCGTGGATTGCGCCTGCGAGGTCTTCCATGATTTGCTGTTTGCTTATCGAGGTGTATTTGAAACCCTGAATCCTCGGGCAGACGCGCTGCAAGTCTTCAACAATCGGGTCGCCTACTCCCGTGCTATCAATGACAGCAGGCGTGCGCCCGACAATCCGCTGCACCGTGTCGCGTGTTGCCTTCCAGTCCAACCTAAACCGCTCGAAGAAGGCTACCTTTTTGGACTGATTTAGTCCAATTATCACCGTCCAATCTCGGGATTTTGCAAGGTCTATTCCGTACCATTCCACGGGGCCTTGTGCTAAAGGCTCGATGCATGAGCGAATGTGGTCAAGTCCGAAGGGGTTTGAATCATCATCAGCGGGTTCGGCAAGGTAAAGTTCTTTGAACACGTGCGCGGGGAGGTCACGTTCCGCCTGTTCCACTTCCTCGCGTTCCAATATGCCTGCATTTACCGCGTCCCAAGCGGTTATTTTGTGGAATTCGTAATTGTCCTCCCCCTGCCTTGCGCGTTCTGCCAATCGGTAGCCCCAGTTCTTTTTCCCTTTTACGTTCCCGATCAGCTTGCATTGCCCTCGGGTTTTGGTCAGGGTAGAACGAAGGGCAAACCAGGCTTCCTCACGGGCGCGGGTGAACTCATCGAAGACGGCTGCATAAACATCATCACCGTATAAGTTGTCGGGCTTTTCTGCTGACTTAAATTCTATCATGGCCCCCGTTGGCAAGGTCAATCTTAATTTACTTTCGTTGGCGTCAAACAGCCTTTCTGAACATTGCTGCTTAAACCGCCTAAACGCGATTTCAGCCTGGCCATACACGGGCGCAACCCACCAGAATGACTGCCCCTTCTTGCCTTGCAGGGCCTTTTCAAACAGCCAAACAATATGCGAGGCGGTCTTTCCCGCCTTAGTGCTTGCAGCCGTTACGGTATAACGTGCCGTGCTGTCGAGGATAGCGATTTGATAGGGTGCAAGCGGTGGGCGGTTGTACTTTATCTTCATATCAATTCCCCTAAAAGTGCGCTCATGTAGGCCTCATAACTCAGCTTACTTGCCTTGTTCAGCCTGTCGGCGCGTTCTTTGTCAATGGTCTTGAGCATGGCGGCGTAATTGAAGAACTCCATTAGGGGCATTGCCATTACAGCGTCCATTTTTGTTAAGTCCTTCCCTGCCATGCGATAAAACATTCCTAACCAGTCGTTGCCTGCTTCCTCAGCTTCTTCTCCTGCTGCTGGAAATAAACCAGGGAAGCTTTCAATAATTCCGGTAAGAGATTCGAAAAAAAAAGCGCGTATGGGTACGCCTGCCCAACAGGCATTTTTTGACTGACTAATTGCGCTTTACGCTGAAATTCCTGCGCACTGCGTGATTTATCATACCGTACATCGCGCCACCTGAACCACTTGCGCTCCTGTTCTATCATCAGACACGCAATCACCTGAGGCATATTCTGAATGAACTTCCCATCGGCTGCCACTACCTGAAGCGTGGCGTATTCCCCAGCACTCACTTCAGCGGGGTTCGTGACAATTCGATACCATTTGCCGCCCAGTTTGAACCGTCTGCGCTTTGGCTTTTTGGAAGGGTACTCATTCAGGAAGGTTAGTTTGCGATAGGCTGCGATGCGCTCGGTGTGCGGCTGCTTTTCTATTTCTTCGATGTGCTGATTGCTCAACACCGAAAGAATCTGATTCATGATTTCCTCGGGGTCGAGGTCGGTACGCTGCCTGAGCAGGTCCAGTTCATGCAGCTGCGCTAAATTAACTTCGTTCCAGCTTTTGGGATAACGCATAGTCAAAGTTACGACAAAAAGCAACTTTTCCCATTATAGGAAATGCTCATCATTGACACCACGCAACTGAGTACGCTATATGTAACGGCAACCGAAAAGGTAACGCTGAATCCGCCTTATTACTTCCTGCTTTCGCTGAACAACCGCGAAGAACGGGACATAACCTATAACATTTTGGTGACCGATTTAAGCAGCTTCCCCACCCGTTATAACCAGTTCAACATCACCACGGCGCAAAGTTCGACATGGGAGAAAGGCGAATACGAATACACGATTTACGCTCAGTCCAGCGCGGTAAACACAGACCCAACACTTGCTAACCAGTCCGTGGAAACGGGCATTTTAAAGATAAAATGAAAGTAGAATTTCAGCGCATAAATTTTGCCGTTCAACCCCCGCCCAAGTTCAAAGAGGCGCGCGGGCAGGAGTGGTACGAATACGGCCAAAAGAACAACTTCCCTGCGGTTATCCTTGACCTATACAACAGCAGTTCCCTTCATAACGCGATTGTGACGCAAAAGGCGCACTTTATCGCGGGCAAGGAAACTGCTGTGCGTGTGGATGGTACGGTCGGCGAAAAGGTGGGCGCGCAGAAAGCCCTTGATTATGCGAATCCTTACGAATCGTGGCAGGAAATCAAGTTCAAAGCCGCAATGGACAGGGTAAATTTTGGTGGCTATGCTTACCAAGCAATTTGGAACGCACCTGGAACGCGTGTTCTTTATTGGTATCACTTGCCGTTTGACAAATGCCGCGTAAATAAGGATGCGTCTAAAATCTGGTATTGTGAAGATTGGAACGATAAAAAGGCTGACCGCCTGGAGTTCCCAGCGTTTGACCTTCAGAAACCAGGTGGAACGCAAGTTCTCTGGGTAAAAGAATACAGGGCAGGCGAAGGCGTTTACCCTCTTCCTGACTGGTATCCTGCACGGACTTACATCGAAATTGACACGAAGATTTCCGATTTCCACTTTAACAACATTTCAAACGGTTTTTCCCTCGGCAAAATCATTCAGATATTCAAAGGAGAACCAACGGAAGACATCAAAGCGGAGTTTGACCGCAAGTTTAAGGCGAACACCACAGGCACGGAAAACGCAAACGGCGTTCTGATTTCGTGGATGGAAAAGGGCGAAGACCCGCTTCAGGTGGTGGACTTGATGCCCGGGGATTTTGACAAACAATACCTTCAACTTTCCGAAACCGTCCGCGATAACATCTTCTACGCACACCGCGTTACTTCGCCAATGCTGTTTGGCGTGCGCGTGGCTGGGGAACTTGGTGGCCGCAATGAACTGAAACAGGCTTATGAGGTTTTCGACAGGGCATACGTTGCGCCTAAACGGACGCAGATGGACAAAGTGCTGACCACCATGTTTAACGCAACAGGTCAGGAAGGCGAATTGTACACCATTGCCGCCGAACCTGCGGGCGAAGATGCGGTGCAGCTGTTCACAGCGGGAATCATGACGCGCGATGAGGTACGCGAAAGCCTCGGATTGAAGACAGAACAGCCCGTGGCCATGTCTGCCCAAAACCCTTTCGGATGGAATGACGAAGCGGATAAGGCGGTTTTTCAGAAGTACGGACGTAGCGCAGCGGACTTTGAAGAACTGCCGGAAACCTTCGCCGAACTGACCAACCCAGAATTGCGACTTGTGGCCGTCATTCGTGACAATCCAAAGGCAACCCTGGAAGAACTTGCAAAGGGCGCACGGCTGACCACTACGGAGGCTGCAAATATCCTGAAGGTCATGCAGGCAAATCGCCTTATTGAGTGGACAAACACGGAGATAAAAATCACGGACAGCGGGGCGCGTTCAATTTCTGACAGCGGAGGGCTTGACACGGAGATATTCGTCCTGTACAAGTACGGGAAAAACCCAGATGTGGGCGGGCCTTTGCTGCTCGATACCTCACGGGACTTTTGCCGCTTCCTTGTTGAGGAAAACAAACTTTACAGCCGCGAAGAAATCGACGCAATGAGCAGGGAACTTGGTTACAACGTATGGCAGCGGCGCGGCGGATGGCGCACCATTGCCGGCACTAACACTCACGTTCCGCAATGCAGGCACATTTGGGAATCTAAACTTTACAGGAGGACAGTACGATGAGTTTCAAGTATTTCATTGACACGGTGTACATCAAAGAAAACACACCGATACAGGACAATTTAGACCCTAAACTCATTCAAATGTCCTTGCAGGAAGCGCAGGAAGTAACCCTACGCGACACCATTGGCAGCGATCTGTATAACGAGATTTACAGCCAATTTCCAAGCAGCCTCAGCGCGGATAATACCACGCTTCTAAACGACTACATTAAACCTGTTTTGAAGTATTCTGTGCTTTACGAAGCTGTCCTGCCGCTGACCTACAAGTTCATGAATAAATCCATCATGAAGCGTGACGGCGAAAACATGACTTCGATTTCCATGGAAGAAATGGTGAAAATTGAGCAGCGATACGCGCAAAAGCGTGACCACTTCATCGAGCGGATGAACAAATATCTTTGTACTTACCCGGAAAAGTACCCCAAGTGGCAAAACCCTGATCCCGATGCAATCGACAAACCCAATAAATTCGGTCAAAACCTCGGCTTCTATTTTGAAAAGTAAAGCCTGGCGCAAAAAGAACGAAGAAAAGTTAAGGAAATTTTTAGATGACTCTAAACCAGATAATAGCAGCAATCAGGCGGGCAGGTGAAAACCACAAAATGATTCGCTCCGTGGCGTTCGGCCCGGAGTATGACCTTGTGGCGGACGGCGGTAAAGACAACTATCCGCTGCTGTTTGTCATTCCGGACACCACAACGATGCTGTTTGATATGTCCACGGCTGATAAGGAGAAAACCTACTCCTTTGTAATGTCGGTAATGGACAGGCAGTTTGAAGATAGCACGAACCAAATGGAAGTGTTGAGCGATACGCTGCAAATTCTCGAAGACATCATCAGTTCCCTTCAATACATCTACCGCGACAGCCGCGTCAATTTCGCTGTAAATGACGATGCGCTGCCCTTTTACGATGCACACGGTGATGTTGTGGCAGGGTACACGATTAGGATGGAAGTAGGCGTTCCAGCTAACCGGGACTTTTGCAGCGTTCCAAGCAACAACTACGCTTTTCCTAACATTGACCAGGATATTTTGATTATTGACGGCGGGTACTACAACTCCACATACTCGCTAACTATTGACGGAGGTGTTTCATGAGCAATTACATAACGATAAAACTAAGGCGCGGTACGGCGGCGCAATGGACAGCCACGAACCCCGTACTTGCAGAGGGCGAATTCGGCGCGGAAACCGATACCCGGAAGTTCAAGATTGGCAACGGTGTAACGGCGTGGAACTCACTCCAATACTGGGGCAGTAGCGGCGGTGGCGGGGCTGCTGATTTTATTGATCTTGGCGATGTTCCTGCGAGCTACTCAGGGCAAGGCGGAAAATACGTCAAAGTAAAATCCACGGCTGACGGGCTGGAGTTCGGTACGCTGACCATCGCAGCGGGTGATTTGCCCACGGGAATTGACGCGGCGAAGATTGCTAATGGGTCTGTTTCGAATACAGAGTTTCAGTACTTGAACGGCGTTACAGCACCCATTCAGAACGCACTTGATTTCCTAAGCGCAAACAAAGTTCCTTATTCCGGCGCATCCGGTGATGTGAACCTCGGCGAATACGGCGCGCAACTCGGCAACCTGGAATTTGATAACACCCCAACCAACACACCCACCACGGACGGGTCTGTCTTTTGGGATTCAGGCGATGGCACGCTGCAACTCCAGATGAAAGGCGGGGCAATTCAGCAGGTCGGGATGAACCAGTTTGCCCGGGTGTACAACGACACCGCCAGCGCGTTCAC